GCTCCTTTTAGCTGTTCTATAATTAACGACACTAATTTTACTATTAGAAACGCATTAGAAAATTGGATGAATTATATTGAGGATAGAGTTACCAAAGCAGGCGAACAAAGTCCACAAAAATATCAATCTACAATAGACATTTACCAATTGGATCGTAATGGTATTCGCCTAAGACAGTATAAATTAAGAGATGCCTTCCCAGTTGAAATTGGCCCAGTACAATTAGACTTTGGTAGCAACGATCAAATCTCGACATTTGGTGCAACATTCCAGTATCAGACATTTGATATTATTTCTACACCCGCGCAAACCGCGTTAAATGCAGCTACTGGAAATCGCACTGGTGCCAGTATACCTTAATTTTTGAAAGAATTTAATTATGGCAGTTAAGCTATTTGGCTTTACCTTTGGTCGTGATGATGCAGATGATCAACCGATAACGAAGAACAAACAGGGATTCGCTACACCGATATTAGATGATGGCGCATCCACTGTACAAGCAGGCGGTTATTTTGGTACGTATGTTGACTTAGATGCAACTACGAAATCTGAGTATGAACTGATTACTCGTTATAGAGAAGCAGCATTATATCCAGATACAACCGCAGCTATTGATGAGATTTTAACTGAGGCAATTGCAGCAATTGATGACGAAGCGATTGTTAAGATTAATTTAGATATGCTTGATATCCCAGATGATATCAAAGATACTATTGAAAAAGAATTTGATACAATACTACAGTTATTAGATTTCAACGATAAAGGATATGATATCTTTAGACGTTGGTATGTAGATGGAAGATTATATTTTCAAAAGATTATTGATACTAAAAACCCAAGAAGAGGTGTTTTGGAACTTATTCAAATTGATCCTAGAAAAATTAAAAAATTACGTGAGATTAAAAAAGAGAAAGACAGAGATACAGGTGTTGATTTAATTAAATCTGTTGATGAATTTTTCGTTTATAATGATAAAGGATTAACTTATAATCCAACATATTCTAGTACTGCGAATCAAGGTATCAGGATAAACACCGATGCAATTTGTTTCGTGCCATCTGGTCTATTGGATTATGATAAGAACATAGTAATTGGGCATTTACACAGAGCGATTAAGCCTGTTAACCAATTAAAGATGATGGAAGATGCATTAGTTATTTACAGAATAGCTAGAGCACCTGAGAGAAGAATATTTTATATTGACGTAGGTAATTTACCTAAGTTAAAAGCTGAGCAATATCTAAAAGATATTATGGCTCGGTATAGAAATAAGATTGTGTACGATTCGAACACAGGTGAGATTAGAGACGATCGTAAGATGATGTCTACCCTTGAGGACTTTTGGTTACCTAGAAGAGAAGGTGGCAGAGGTACAGAGATTGATACATTAGCAGGCGGAGAGAATCTTGGCCAGATTGAAGATGTGAATTATTTTCAAACTAAATTATATCAGGCATTGAATGTTCCTTTGTCAAGAATGCAACCGCAGACAGGTATCTCGTTTGGTAGGGCGACTGAGATAACTAGAGATGAGTTGAAGTTTGCAAAGTTTGTTGGTAGATTGCGAAAGAAGTTTAATGAATTGTTTACCGATTTATTAAGAACGCAATTGTTACTAAAAGGTGTATTGACTGATAAAGACTGGTATACTATAAAGGATAAGATCCAATATAGATATACACAGGATCAGTATTTTGAAGAAATGAAAGATGCTGAGAATATGAGAAACAGAATTGATTTGTTAATGCAAATTCAACCCTTTGTTGGTGCATATTACAGTCAAGATTATGTTATGAAAAATATACTAAGAATGTCGGAAAAAGAAATTGCAGCTATGAAGAAACAGATAGATTCTGAACCTCCACCGCCGCAAATTGGTATGCCGGGTATGCCCCCAGGCCAACTTCCGCCAAGACAAGATCAGGATCAACAGCAACCGCCACAGCAATAAATAATGTAAAGGAAAAATTATGGAATCAACAGTCATTCACCACATGGTAGATAGTATTATTAATAATCAGCAAACTGATGCTATGGAAAAATTTAATGAAATCATGGCAACGAAGATTACTGATGCTTTGGATAATAAAAAAATAGAACTTGCATCTAATATAGGCAGAGAACAGGGACAAGAAGAACATGAAGAAATTTAAAGAACTTCGAGAAAAATATTTGGAAGAAAAAACCATGAGTCGTGCTGCCAAAGGCCACGAAAAATATGGTAAAGAAGGCATGCAAGCTTTATCTAAAGCTGGTAAAGAAGGCAAAGATCTAGATAAAGTTAGAGACAAGTACGACAAATATGATGAGGCTGTAATGGATACTGTTAAGACTGTTGCTAAGAAAGTTGGCAAGGCGCTGACGGGTGGTTCAGATGAAGACCAATTAAAGAACTTACAAAAGAAAATGGGCGTGCCTCAGACAGGCAAGAAACCTGTTACAAAATAAGAGAGAATTAAATGCCAGTAGTTAAAACGGTACTTAAAAAGGTTAGGCAACAAGCAGTTGTAAAAATGGTGGGCGATGGCTCATCTACAATTACTAGTGCAGATCTAAAACTTACGGATGAAACTGTAGATCAACCGAATGTGCAAATGAACATTTCAGGTATGATGTGGACTACTCCTGATGTGCTTCCTATTGTTGTTTCTCGCGGTGGTTCTAATACTTTGTATTTAAATGGTAATGATAATTGGTCGTTGACACAGATTTTTGGATTTTCAGATACATCAAATTCAAATGCTAATATAACTGTTACATTGCCAGCAAATTCTACAATTTATTTTCACCTATCTAGACCAGCAGGGTTCATTGAACCGGATCAGCAAATTTTACCAAGGTAAACGAATATGAGATTAATTAAAGAAGTAGCACAAGACTTAAATTATTTGGTTGAAGCCAAAGAAGGTGGCGGTAAGAATGTTTACATCGAAGGAATCTTTGCACAATCTGATACTGCAAATAAAAACAATCGTTCCTATGGTAAAAATATCATGGAAAGAGAAGTTGGTAAGTATCAAGATTTAATCGGACAAAAAAGATCTTTAGGTGAACTAGGTCATCCGGAGAATCCTTCTATCAACTTACATCAGGTTTCCCACCTAATCACTAGCCTTAAAATGGAAGGTAAAGATGTATATGGTAGGGCAAAAATTTTAGAAACACCAATGGGTGTTATTGCAAGAAATTTAATAGAAAATGAGGTTCGTTTAGGCGTATCGACTAGAGGGCTAGGATCGTTAAAAATGAACTCAAATGGGATTAACGAAGTGCAGGATGACTTTCATCTAGCAACCGTTGATATTGTGGCTGATCCTTCTGCACCAGAAGCTTTTGTTCAAGGCATTATGGAATCTGCAGAATGGATATTAGAAAATGGTATTTGGAAAGCAGTCCACATTGAGGCGGCGCAAAAGCAAATAAGGGCTACATCTAAGAAAAACTTGGATGAAGTTAAGTTAAAAATATTTGAACAATTTGTTAATCAATTGTCTAGGTAACTAGAATTATAAATATCAATTGAAGAACATCAATACATTTAGGAGACACTAATGTCAGTAGAAAGTAAAGTTAAGGAATTGCTAGAAAAAGTAACAGCAAAAACTTCAGTTATTGAGGAAGAAGCTGGTCCTATGGTTCCTACCAAGCAAAAAGATTCCACAATTAAAGCTGCCAACTCTGGCGATAGTAGTCAGCCAAGACAAGGCGATTCGCAGGACGCTTCTCACGAAGACCGCGAAGAAACTGCAGTTAATCAGGGAGCAATCACTGCAAAAGGTATTTCTAAAAATACTATTGCAATGAAAGGTTCTGTTGGTCAAGCACCAAACTTCACAACAGTAAAAGATCTAAGTCAGATTCCTCAAAATACAGGTATTCATGAAGAAGAAGTTGAAGAAGAAAACCTTGAAGTTGTGGCTGAAGAAGAGGAAGCGGAGAATCAAGAAGAAGAGTCAACAGAAACTATTGTTGAACCTATTGATCTTTCTCCAATCTTCGGTGATGATTTGTCAGAAGACTTTAGAGAAAAAGCAACATCCATTTTTGAAGCAGCAGTTATTGCTCGCGTTAACAACGAAATGGAAAAAGTATCAGAAGCATTAGAAGAAAAATATGCTGAAGAATTTACGGAATACAAAGAAGGCGTTGTAGAAAAAATTGACGCTTATCTCAACTATGTTGTTGAGAATTACTTAGAAGAAAATAAATTGGCTGTCGAGAGTGGTCTTCGTTCGGAAATCGCCGAAGACTTCATGTCAGGTCTAAAGGCTCTATTCAAAGAACACTACATTGAAGTGCCCGAAGAAAAATATGATGTAATCGGTGAATTGCAAGACAAAGTAACAGAGCTGGAAGAAGGACTTAACAGTCAGTTGGAAAACAATGTTAATTTAAATACCGAAGTAACAGATCTAAGAAAGAAACTTATTATTAAGGAAATGTCTAAAGAT